GGTCATACAGGGTGAACGAACACGTTCTATCACATCAAACCACTTCGGAGGCAGAAGCCACCTTGTTAGTTCAATAGATCCACAGTCACTCGCGGACGACCAATCAATTGTCGCATTCTCATGCGTCACTGATGATTCAAATGCAAGTACCTGATGAAGATCCGGTAGAGTCTCTACATCGAGACCAACAACTTTCATACGCCGGTACATCATAAGCATCAAACCTTGCTGGAGAAACATATTCCAGGTTGGCTCAACGGCGATCATACGGCGAATCTTGTCGTTTTTCTCAACTGTTGTTGCTCGTGATCCCTCAACGACAGAGCATATATCCGTTACCGGATTATATCTGTTAAATTCTAACACAGACTCTTCCAACCTACGGTTGAAAGACATATACTGGTCGAAGAGAGGTTTCACCCTAGCAGTCATACTTATTGGGAAGTCGAATTTTGCTTCCTGCGAAGTATCCACGAATGGTACTCCTATGGAGGATCCACCTGAGTTCTTACACTCGGTAAACCATTCTTCTTCATCAAACGATGTTAAAACTTGGTGCATTAAAGCACGAGCCCTAAGGAGAGCTCGGTCCAAAAAACACAGCTTGGAAGTTACACGCGTCTCAGGGCTCGGAAATTTGAGCCCATTGTACTGAGATATGTGCTCGTTGACCTTCAAAAACTTCTCAAAGGTCAACGCTTCTAGCTTCTTAACATCGGACGTCGTACTTGAATACTTTTTCAAGAATTCAGAGGTCTGACGATCAGCACCAAAGCAGATCGGATGTCCTGTACCCTTGTACTCTTGTTTAAGGGCACTGAAATCACGACAAATCGCCTGATGCATCGCTGTCGCGATACGATCAGGTTGAAAGAGCGGACGCTGTTTCTTTCTTGGTGGCATTCTTGTCATTTCGGAAAACTCCGTTAATAATAGAACTGGAAAGAGGGTCTAAGACCGTACTTTCCTCCAAATGGCACAAACTAGTGCTACCGCAAAACGAGCTAAAGAGAAGGGCGAGATAATAATCGCTCTCCCCAGCCTCCTTTTTCGCGATGTCACTAGCCAACACCCTGGTTTTCCCAGAAGGACGTAAAGTCCGAGTCTGTGGCACCCTGGGCAGCATAGCCAAGAAGACGTTGCTTTTCAGCCTGCGTAGTTTCAACATCGCAGGACATGGACACCTGAATGGTGTTAATGGTATACAACCCATTAGCCAAGAGTTTTGGCACTTTGAAAAGCATATTCGACCGAGCTTGCGTATAGCCATTTGGAGCGGACGCACTAACTTTTGGATCTTTAGTCGTCGCCACAACTTCTGAGCGGGTACGGTGATCTGTACCATCAAAAAACGCTTTATGGCGATTCATAGTTACACCCAAAGAGGTGAATGCGGCGGCGGAACCACCAGTCGTAGCTACAGCACCATCCTTGAGGATGGAGGCAGATTTGATAGTCATTATGACATATCCTTTTTGGTTTGTATAGATTTTACCGCAAATTGGATAAAACCAACGCGGTTAGATCTAAGATTTTTGTCGCATCGGATACAAGTCCATCCATTTTCGGATGAACAAAAGCATCTAGGACTGAAGGAGTCCACACAACCCGTTGATAAACGAAAGTCTCATTTTCAACAAGATCGGGTGTGACTGTTATATTCACGCCTGAATTGATCTGATCGAGAAAGCTGTGGTTTTCATTAACCGTCTCTTTCGTCACAACCCATGCTGCTTTTATATGAACATTTGGGTCAAGGAGGTTAGAAACACCGCGAATTGCTCGCTGAATGTCTGTAACACGGTCTACCATGAAGCTATAGGGCAGGATTGCCCATAAACCTTGTGGTATATCCTTGGCGCGCAAACCTAACTTGAAGTTAAGATCCTGTATAGGGTTATCAACCGTATAGAGAATCCCACTACGAACAAGGAAGTTAGCATCTAATCGCTTTACATTGCGATCATATGTGCCACCACCCCATTGGTAATCGAACGATTCCTCAAGGTGAGTTTCACCTGTTTGGAAACCTCGCGCAGTTTTGCGCTCGGCCGGTTTCTTCAATGTAGCATCGTAAGCCTCAAACGCATCCATAGTGGTGCGTAAAAGGGGAGAGGCAGCGAAGCGGAATTCTAACCAGGCATCAGAGGACAATTTTGAATAATTGTCATGACGCCCGGACCGCTTACTTTCTGCAACCCAGTTCTTACGAAACTTCTTAGAGAGATCACGTAGTCCTTTAAAGGGCTCTCGGATAAACCGGAGTGTTTCTCTGAGCTCCAATGTGTCTTCAAGAAAGGCATAGGGAGTAGAATCGATTTCACTCAAGGCATAAGCCTTGGCTTCATCAATTAGAGCTTGCTTATCGTATGTCACATCTGTGGGAGAGAAGGTACTGACGCCAGTGTAATGAAACCACTGGAACTCAGTATTCGACCCCTCACCGATACGGCTATACGAAACAACAGGTTCGCTCTGGGAGGTAGCAACATAATTACCACCACCGGCAACTCGCCGGTCCCTACTATATGTGCAAGGATTGTTTATGATGTCCCCTGCGGCAATACGCTGTGTGTAGTTCCCGGTGACAAAGTCACTGATGGATTCCACATCGCCACTGCCGAGGAGCTCGATAGGTCCTAGAGATACTTCGCCGTCCTGCAACTGACTTTTCGTCACCACAGGTGCGGCAGTACCCCTATTTCTGTTTCGGGCTATAGTCGTCATAAACTTCTCCTAGTTTCATATACCGGTTGAAATTAAACCGGGGAAAGGAATACCAAAGCGGGCGGTTGAATATCAATCGCTCGCCTTAATCTATCGCCACAGTTGATAAAACTGTGGTTTAGGGATTCCATCACATCTCGCTTTTGTTAACCTGTGGCTTTCGCCCGGCTTTGCAAACGAGACATGGTGTTGTCCCAAAG